CCTAGACCCCCCCTATGCAAGATGCGTTCTGCATAAAGAGGTTTAGGGAGAAAGACCGAAGTCAGCGAGGCTCTCGCTGCGACCGATAGAATACATCCATAAAGGAGGATTCTAATGGATATTGCATCCATCGAATCGGACGCTTGCAAGACCATTCGCTCGCTCGGTTTCTCTAAGGAACGCACCCATTCGATTATCAATGGTCTTTCGAAATCATTGAGGTCGAACGGACCCGAGTGGACGATCAGTCGATTAAATAGTCTTCGTGACTACTACGTCGACCCGTCTTCTTCGGAGTTCCCGGCATGGATCGCCAAAACTCATCGTAAAGATGGTGTTTTGCGGCCGAAGGGGTGGTTGGGCTCCATTTCTGGAGCACACACGGACTTACGAACGTGTGTGACTTTGTATTCGACAATCTCTAAGTCGATTACATTTGGTTCACCTACCTCGAAGCAGCTGTCCAAGTGGAAGGACGCTGTCATCGATCCTCCGATTCCGAATGATGCTGGCCTTTCGGTTAACATCAACCTTGACGCATTAGAGAAGCGTCTGGTTGAAAAGACGGTTTCCCGCCTTTTCTTCGGACCGGACGATGTGAAAGGATCCCGTATCCCTGTGGGATACGAGACCTTCTCCATCAAGCATAAAGCAGGATATCCCGACCTCGGTGATCTTCACCGGGCTTGGGAGCATTCCTTGCTAAATGCCCCTGTGGCCTCCTGGTATTTCCAGGAGCAATCTGGTGTCAACATCCCTTCTGTTTCGAAACAGAGGGGCAGGGTCCTAATTAACAAGTTTGTTAAGACGGCTCCTGACTCCAAGCATCGCTTGAAGTTGGATAAGTCTGGCAAGCTCGTTAAGAAGGCTGGTCGTGTCTCTGAAGTTCAGAGAGTCCCTATTGGGTCCATCTCTTTTCTTCAGCAGCCCGGAGGAAAACTCCGGACAGTTGCGAACCCTAATCGGTTCGTCCAGTGGCAGCTTGAGCCACTTGGCGAAGTACTGTCAGACTGGGTTAATTCCCAGCCTGATGTGTACGTTCTCAATCAGGATGCCGGTATCCAATGGATCCAGCGTCAGCTTTCCTACGGAAAGCACATGACCAGTGCAGACTTGTCATCTGCATCAGATACACTTGACTACAAGCAAGTAACTCGTTTACTTAAGTCAAGTGATCACCCTGCGTTGACCCGCGCCGTTGAGTACTTTGAGCGATGCTCAGGTGCTCCTTGGGCTGTTTCCGATTGGGACGCCAGGTCTTTCTTAGGATCTGACGACTTAGTCTGGAAACAAGGACAACCGCTAGGTCTGCGACCTAGTTTCCC